ACATTTTCATCTTCTTCAGCCCATTTGTGGGCCTTATTCTCGCTAGCCAAGGCATTGGTTTCAGAAACGGTCGCATTAGAAGCACTTGTTGAAGCATCTGAAGCGTAATTAGAAGCACTTAATTCTGCCGCTTCTGCACCTGCTTGTGCTGTTTCTGCCGCCACTTGTGCATCAATAGCCTTTTCCTTGTGATGTAACGCGGAGTACTGGCCTGTTTCAACCTCGACATTTTCAGGATTCTCGGCCCATTGTTCGGCCTTTTGTGCATGCTCGTAAGCGGCTTGTTCTGTGCCGAACAATATTGGCTCACTCCAGGTAAGCCCTTCATCAGTAGAAACCCTAAAGTACATGAATTCTGAGGTCGGTTGTTCGTAGGTCCAGCCCGTTACACCATCGATAGAATACTGAATTCTAAGTTCAGGTCCTCGCTCTCCCTGAGGTCCGGGTGTCGTCTGTTCCAGCATTTTCTGTACCCGCACGAGCTCAAGAATCTTGTTTTCGCTGTCGAATACGATCGTCTTCCCACCGGCATTCGTCTCTATCTTCCCCATCACGTCATCACCGTAACCTTTTCGATCACGTCGCAGGGTCCATAGAACAGGATTTCTCGGGTCGTTCCATCGGCATACTGGAGGACCATATCCCAGTAATATTCGTCAGAATCCTGGCCGTCTCCGGTCGGCGGTATGGCATCAAGACTGCCGTAAGGCACATCTACGGATATGGTCCCTGCAGCCCCTCCAAGGGTGATACAGGGGCTTGTCCCCGCCGATGAAGCCTCGAGCAACGGGGTATCGGAGCCGCCGCGAGCCGGCCGGATTTCCATTTCCACTGTGCAGCCCGTCAGGTTGACGGGGTTCCCATCGACATCCTTGTAGGTGAACGAAAGCTGCAAGTTCGCTCCCTTGAAGACTTTGAGCCTGTATCGCACCGGAGTCGACACGAGCGGCATCTTCTCCACCTCCTAAATGTTGTAGACCCTTGCGTCGTATTCGATGCAGGTGAGCTCCGTCAGGTTGTTCTCCACGTCCCTCGTCTTGACGACGCGCATCCATTTGCCCCGCCATCCCGGAAGCGGGTGCGTCACGGCAACGACGTCACCCACGCCGACGTCGGCATCCTGAAGCCCTACCTGGAAAACGCAGAAGTTTCGACAGAACCAGCTTGCGTTGAAGATGTAGGAAGCCAGCTTTTCCGCATGGGCCTGGTTCGTCACGCCATGCAAGGTCCTTTTGATCTCCACTACGCCCCTGGAGGCGATGTCCGTCTCGTCCTGGCTCACCACGTAGTCTCGTTCCCAGTGGTTTTCCTCGTTGACGAACTCCACCACGACCCGGTTCGGGATCTCGTCGTTGGCCGCTTTCCAGTAGCTGAAGGACCCCTTCACGATCTGTGACTGGGTCACCGCCTTGTAGGGTGAATCCTCTATCCAGTCGTACCTGAGCCGGATCTTGTCCTCCGGGAGCAGGTATCCCCCGAAGACGCCCAAAACATCCGGAAGCCAGTCAACGGCCCGCTTCGAATCATCCAGCATGAGGTTGAGCGTATACCCCATGGCATCACAGAAATCCGCCGCCTCCTGGAAACTGTCCAGGTCGAGCATGGTATCGGTGATGCCCAATTTGCCGAGGCCGTATCGGGTGTGGGTGAGCAAATCCCGGACCGCCCAGGCAGGGTTCGCCGAGAAGTACTGCATCGTATCGAAGCCTTCCCAGAGCGTCCCTTGTGTCGTCTCGTAGCTCGTTTCGTCGCCATAGAAGGTCTGAAGAATATAGGCATCGCCGTCGGGGGCGTTCGGGAAAAAGAGGCCGATGTCCACGGTTCCCGTTTCTGACGTCACATCCGATGCCGGGATGCGGACATACAACAACCCGTAAACGTAAAGATTGTCGTAGGCGTTGTTTTTTGTGACTCTCGGGTGCCAGTGCACGGCGTATTTCTCATTCGCGTCCCATGCGGTAAAGAGCCGCTTGAAATCCTCCGCCAGCAGAGAGTTGACCTGGATGCGGATCCCCGTATCCACGCCGCCGATCTTCACTCCCACCGTCGTTTCCGTAACGTTTTCAAGCCTCACTCCCAACGCGATGACGGCGACAATCGGCTTGTCCGTCACTCCGAAAGCGTCCGACGTCATGATCAGCTGCCCGGAAGAGCCGGTCATGTAATACGCTGAGGTGCAATTCGTATCCCTGTAACCTATGAGGCTATCTGACGTCCCGCTCCTGGTGTGGGCGGCGTTGACGTCGATATACACATGATCTTCAATCGTCCGATTCGGCACCGGCAGCCGGCGCCCATAGACGATCGTCGAAAGTACCGGATTTCCCGAGATCTTTTCGTTGGCCGTCAGCCGGTTCACGAAATAGGCCGTCCCCGGATACCCCACACCGTCGGGATCCTTCTCGTTCGGCACCTGGGGAAAGGTCCCCAGGTACTCCTGGAAGAAGGTCCCGTCATAGGCGTTCGCGTTCTCGTCGTTGGCGCGGACGTCCTCGATCCCGCAGATAGGGCCCTCCGAAAGCCCCACAAACATTTCCATGACGGAATCGGAGACACGCCGGTGCATGAAGATGTTGCCCCCAACCCGGCATTTTCCGTAAACCACGGGAACCGGGAGGATCGACGTCTTCGTGTTGGACAACGGCGCGAAACTGTAGTTCGCCGAGGTCTGCCCCACGCTCGGCATATCCGGCTTGTCGAAAAGGGACCCCAGCGACGCCCCGATGGCGATGGCCTGCCAGACCGTCAGCGTCACGCCGAAAATGACGGCGCCTCCTCCGAAGATCGCCCCGATGGCCGCGCCGATGAGCGCTCCTACTCCCATGATTCTTCCTCCCCGTAAATGCCTTCCAGGCGTCGCTCCAGGGCTTTGGTCATCCTGTCGATCCGGCTGGTTCGTCTCTCGTAGATGTGGAGGAGCTTCCCCGAAGACAGGAACGTGCCCACATGCAGGTATTTCTGGAAACGGAAAACGCCCACCCGACCGGACGCCGGCGTCGGAAGAACCGTGAAACCGTTCCGCTCCAAAACGCCTGGTATAGACCGGCTCGCCTCGAGATAATTCCAGGCGCCGTAAAATGCAGGCGCATCCAATCGGCGGCCCCAGAGGTCCCTGAACGCCAAAAACACCAGTCCCGCGCAGTCGACGCCGTCATAGTCACGGCCACCGGGAGCCCATGGAATCCCTACGAGGTCCCCGAGAGGGGTTCTCGCACGTCCCGGCTTGCGGGAATCGAGGGAAATCCGCCGAAGTTCGCTTCGTTTCCGTACCCCTTGCAGGTGGAGATCGTCTTGTCGCACGTCGCTCCAGCTCCCGAATATCCGCATTCCGCCCCCTTGAACATCCAGGGACACAGCGTCCAGTAATACCGTACCGGCACGGTAGGTTCCATGGAGATCTCCGACACGCATTCCGCGTCGAAGCTCGTTTCAGAAATGACCACCTTCGTGACTCGCCCGGCAAAAAGCAACTGGAATCCGTCCTCGCTTGCAAGCGAATCCAGAAAACCTCTCAGAACCTGAACCTGCACGCCGTTGAGCTCCGCGAACCTGGCCAGCTCCGCGAACTCGGCCTTCACGTTCGACATGAAGATCCGGGCCCCATCGACCTGGCCCTTCATGCTTCGCTCGATCGACTGGTACCCGAGTTTCGGGTTTCCGAGGTAGATGGCGCTGTCGCCGTTCTCGTCGAAGAACTCGACGTTCTGCCGCGTCTGGGAAAAATACAGCGAGATATACACGGGGCTCGAGGGGATCGGACCCGAGAGCCTCGCCGGTTTCCATCCCTCCCAGGTCGTTCCGCCGTTTTTCGAGATATTCACTTCCAGGGAGAGGTTCGAGCCGTAGGGGACCTCCTGGTTCCAGGTGAGATAGGAGCTTTCGATGTCCTCCGTCCCCCAGGAGTATTCCGGGCTCTCCCAGCTGCCTGACGCCTCCGGGGCGTTGCAGTATTTCACCGTCCCAGCCACGGCTCCCACGTACTCCTCCGCCTGGGAAGCGCTGGACCATCTGAATCTCAGGTGGGCGTCGCCGGTCTTTTCGTAGTACTCGATGACGACATAGATAGACTCACCGGCGACACACTGCCGGGTCCACTCGTACCAGGTTCCAGCCTGGTTCTTCCAGGAATCCAGCACCAGTTCGTTGTTGAACCACACCCGGACCCCGTCGTCGACGTAGACCTTGAAAGTGTAGCTTTCGCCGTACTGCGGAAAGATCCGACCCTCGTATCGCGCGAAGGCATAATCGCTGTTGACCCCGGACGGTGTCCCGGATACGTAGATATACGAGCTCGACGTGTTCAACGTCGGCGTTACGGAATCCACTGCCACACGCTCGGCGTAGTTTTTGGACGTCCGGTTCCACCAGCGCTCCCACCAGCCGTTCTGCCAGGTTTGAGACAAGGTAATGGCGTCCCCGTCCCTGACGGCGCCGCCCGTGATCGTTCCTGCCGTCAGGTCCGCCTCGTTCGGTGTTTCGTTGATGGATGCCACCAGGCCCGACAGAACCGGCAGGCTTCCCGGGTAGGACGTCGAAAGATTCGCCCGGATCTTGTACCTGAGATCTATGGACTCCCCGATATACGGGGACAGGCCGTCGACGGGGATGTCAAGAAGCCGGACCAGAAGCACCGGCTCCACGGCGTGACGGCCCATCACGGTCTTGAAAAGCTCTCCGGCCCTGCTCACCTAGAGCACCTCCCGGACCTTCACCACGACCTCCGCGGCACGTTTTCCCTGCAGGGGGTTCCATCGCACGTCGCCGGCGAAACAGACGACGATGTCCCGTTCGCCCGTAAGCGGATCATCCCAGAGAAACTTCCAGTTCGCCGCGCGGTTGTGGTCGTGCCAGAACTCCCGGATCTCGAGGACCGTCGCGAGGGTTCCCCGCACGGAAAGCTCCCACTCGCGCGGTTTGCGGCCGCCGCCGTAGCGGTATTGCCGCTGGTAGTTGCCGGCCTCGAACTCCGTATCCAGGTAGGAATACCCTTCGCTGAGCGGCGCCGCGTTGTAGCAGGTCCATTCGAACTTGTCCATGGCCTAGAATGCCCCCTGTATCGCGCCCCGCAGCGGCTTGTTGCGCCGGATCGCCTGCACCACGAGGCCCTCGATGGCTTCGGGATTCCGCTCGATGAGATCGACGAAGCTCCTGGCGTCGACGGCATTGATGTTCATGCTGACGTGGACGTTCTCGCCACCTTTGCCCAGAGCCCGCATCTGGGCAGGCGTGAACACGCCCTCGCCCTTTTCCAGGACGGCCAGTTGCTCGTTGGCGCCGACGACGCCCCCGGTGTGAAACTTGCGGATCCCCGAAGGCGGATCGACGCCGAATATGCCTCCTGCATGCTGCAGGGGAATCCCGAAGAGGCTTCCTATCGCCTTCGAGAGAAACCACTTGGCGATCTGCCTGCCGATCTGTTGCAGCACGTCCAGGAGGCTCCGACCGTTGATGATGGCGTCTGCGATCCCGTCGGAGAGCGATTTCGTCCAAAGATCCGCCTTGGTGGCCAGATCCCCGAAGGCGTCCGCCGTTTCGGTCGTCACGTCCTCGGCCTTTCCCATCTCCGCGGCGATCTGCCGGCCGATCTCGGCAGCCTTCTGGAGCTCCTCCCAGTCCCATTCGGACTGTTTGAAAGCCTGCCGGTCGTACCCGGTTCCCCCCGTGCCGTACCGGTCCTGGTATCTTGCGGAACCGAGCCCGTAGTCTTCGTAAAGGATGAACCGCGGATCCTCATCAAGACGAGACAGTGGAGGCAGTCTGAAATCCTTGCGCGCTGGAGGTTCAGGCGTCGCGTCAGGTGCAGGAGGCTCTGTGCCTTTTCCCATGGCCGCATCTGCCGCTTCGTTGATCCCGCCTGCGAGGCTGTCCCCGATCTTGCCGAATTCTTCCGCCAGGTCCTCGGCGAGCTTCTCGCCTTCCTTCCGGATCTCGTCGATGGCGTCTTTGGACTTCTGTTCGGCGCCTTCCCATGGATCCTCGTAGAAGCCCTCGACATGGTCCTGGATGTCCTGGGAAAGACCTCCGCCGGTTCCGAGCACCGAATAGGTCTTGCGGATCTGTTTTTGGACCCTCTCGCTCTGGGTGTAAAAGTCATGGAGCATGTACAACAAGGCGCCGATGGCCCCGGCGACACTGAGAAACTGGAGCTTCGAGAGATTCGCCGCGGCGATCACCGGCCCGAAGGCCTTGACGATTTTCGACAGCGTGCCGACCAGCTTCCCCCCGACGAGAAGAACGGGGCCGATGGCCGCAGCAAACCCGGCCATCTTGAGGATCGTTTTCTGCGTCTCGTCCGAAAGGTCCGAGAACCAGTCGACGCCGGAGCGGAGCCACTTTACGAGGTCCTGAGCCACCGGCATGAGCTCCTGCCCCAGATCCGCGGCAAGGTCCTTCGACGCCGCCTTGAGGGCCCGCATCTGGTTCGCGAACTGGCCCGAGGTCCGCCTGGCATCGCCCTGGGCATCGGTGGTCCCCTTGATGGCCAGCTGCAGGATCGCCTGGGCCTTCACCAGGGGCGTGATCTCCTCTTTGGTCTTCACCAGCCCGCTCGTCAGGGCCTCCTGCTCGATCTGCGCCTGGTTGGCCACCACGCCGTATTTCCTGAGGGTCTCCGTGTTCCCCACGATGGCGCTCTGGACGTCCATGATGACCTGCTCCGTGGGCAAGTTGTTGAAGGATCCCAGATCGGTCGCCAGTTCCACCACGGTCTTCGACATTTCCGCGGCCCTGTCGCGGGCCATTCCGAGAGGAACCAGCGTGTCCTGTATCGAAGCGAGGAAGGCCTTGTTCTCGTGGACGGATCGCCCGACTTCTCTGGCGTAGGTCTTCGCCCACTGCTCGACTTCGTTCGCCTGGTCCTTGAAGACGGCACGGAACTTGCTGTTCGTCTCCTCCGCGTCCGATGCCACCTTCACGAAGGTCGCGCCCAGACCCACCAGCGGGAGGGTCATCCGGGTGGTCAACGTCCGGCCCCAGTCCGACATGTCCCGGCCGAGGCGTTTCATGCTCCGCGAGAGCTTGTTGAATTCCCGCTGCGCTTCGGTGATGTTCGCACCGACCTTGACGCTTACCCTATGGGTGGCCACCGGATTCCCCCCTTCCCTTGTTTCGGAGTGCCTGTTCCTTCGTCCACTGCCAGTATTCGAGCTTGCCCATCGCTTTCCCGCCGGCCCAATAGCCCACGAGGTCCTCGACGTAGAGGGGGCTCGTCCTCATGCCCGCGCCGTTGCAGATCCAGCAGGCCAACTGCGCCCGTTTCCTGGTTTCGAGATATTCCCTGTAGCCGTGGGCCGCGATATGGTCCAGGAGTTCCCCGTACGTCACGTGCCAGAGGTCCTCTCGCCGGTACCCCAGAGGACCGAGAGCGAACCAGAAAAGATCCTGCCAGGCGGTCTCCCGGTCCTCACCGATCAGTTTTTTGCTTCGTTCTCTCCGTCGTCCCCGGATTCGTCCAGCCGCAGCAGGCGGCGCATCGAGGCGCCGAGTTCGGTGCAGCAGGTTTTGGCGACCTCCCTGAAGTCCACATCCTCCGCTTCGAGCCAGATGCTCACCAGCTCCGGAGTCAGCTTCCGCCTCGCGTGCAGGAGACCGGCCCAGATAATGGTGGTCAACGCCGTGATGTTGAGGTTGCCGGCGTCGAATTCCTCCAAAACCACGTTGATGGGTTTTCCGAGTTCCCGTTCGATGGACCGGGTCGCCAGGATCCCGTATTTCACCTCGAAGCGCTCGCCGTTGAGTTCGATGACGGGAATTCCCGTGTCAGCCTGTTTTCGTCCCATCAGTCCTCACCGCCTAGACCTGGTCCGCCGGCGTCAAAGCCCCGGTCCCCCGGAGTTCCAGCGTCACGCCCACGGAGTCGTCCTTCGCGCCGGCGGGCGCCCACCGTTCGATGTAGGCGTTACCGGTGTATTCCTTCTTTCCGGAATCCGTCCCCTGGGGCCGAAAGGTGACTCCCACGAGAGACTGGCCGAACATGGCCGACTCGATCTCCGCCTGCGCATCGTCTTCGGGATCGTAAAAGGCCTCCATGGAAAGACTCCACCGCTTCGTTCCAGGAAGGACCTCTTCCCAGTCGTCGTCCATGGCGGTCATATCCACCATTCCGGAACCCACGTCCACGTTGAAGCTCCTCGGCTCGCCGACGACCGTCGCCGTGCTCGAAACGTCCACCATGACGAGCGCTTCTTTTGCCAAACCCTTGCTCACAACAGGTCACCTCACTCTTCATCCAGATAGATCCGGTACGTCAGGATCCCGTGTCGCCACCCCGACGGATCCCTGACGGTCTCGAAATTTTCGAAAAGCATCCAGCAGAATTTCTCCCCCACGCCGATCCCGTCTCCGATGACGGAAACAAGGAGATCCCGGATTTCCAGGACCTCCTTCCAGCCCGCGTAATCGCTCCAGATGTGCAGCGCCAGGTACAGGGTGCGTTCCGTCCGGTCCATGAGACGGCCTTCCGTTTCCTGATCCGCCCCGTAGACCACGTAAGGCGAAGCCGCCGAGTCGGGAACGTCGTCATAGATCCCCTGCAGGGCGGAATTCAACGAGGCATCTGCCAGGAGCGCTTCGTCGAGGGCCGACAGAAAGTCCATGGTCCTCGTCATTTCCGGATCATCTCCTCCACGATCCGCTCGATGTCCGCCACGAAGTCCGGTTCATCCTCACGTGCCGCAGGGCCCAGAAAGGGCCGCGCCTCGCTGTGTTTCGTGCCGTACTCGATGAAGGGCGCGTGGTAGCAGTCGGCGGTCTCCTTCGAATAGATCTTGGCGTACATCTTGCGTCGTGACCGGGTCATCTTGAGCGATCTCTGAAGGCGCCCCGAAGATACGGGAACCCTTGATTTCGCGCCTTCCCGTATCTTCTTGCCATGTTCGCCCAGGACCTTGTAGACTTCCTGCTCGAGCTCGGCTCCCATTTCGCGGAGCCGTTTCATCTCCTCGTCAAGACCGATGAGTTCCCAGCTGAGCGTCGCCCTAGGACCGGCCATCGGAGACACACTCCAGGACACACCACCGGGGGAGCTCGGGCCTGACGTTTTTGACCCTGAGGCGCCAGCCGCGCCAGACGACGATGTCGCCCAATTGCGGGACGTCGGAATATCTGAGCGTCACCTCGTGGGTACGGACCTCCGTATCGGACATGGCGAGAACCCCGTCCGTCGATTTCGGCACCTCCACCTTCGCCCATGCCGTCATGACAGTCGCTTCGGTCACGGCATTCCCGCCGATCGCATCGCGCGTTTTGCTTTCCCGGCGGATGGTCACCCGCTCCCGGAGCTCGCCGATCCTCATACCGGCACCACCCTGTCCTGGCTCAGCAGGTCGACCGCCGCCACAGGCACACGGCTCACGATGGTCCCCGTCACGACCTCTTCCCGATGTTCGTACCAGTGGCCCACCAGTAGCAGCACCGCCTGTTTGAACCGTCGCGGCACGCTCTCCGCGTCCGCACCGTAGCCGGCAACGTAGGTCACCGCCACTCCGCCATAGGGACGGAGCGTCACCGAAGGCCAGCTCGCCCCATACGCCAGGCACAACCTGCCGGCGTCGTCCAGGTAGTAAAGAGCGGGATCCACAGTCGCCTCGACGCCGTCGCTCCCGGTGTATTTGACCGATTCCACCGACTGGACCGGCCCCATGGGCAACCGAAAGGGCGGCGTCGGGAATTCGTCCAGGGTCAGCGCCAGCGTCCGGCTGATCCAGGATCTTCCCTGGTAGTTTTCGCCCCATTCCCTGGCGGCGACGAGAAGGTCCCCGATATACGCGTCGTCATCGGTGATTTCGACCCTGACGTGACCTTTGGCCTCACTGAGACTTACCGGCTCGCTTGCCGGAGGAGTTACGACCCGCGGACTTTTCAGAAGCATCCGGCTCTCCTCCCTTTTCACCCGTTGCGTTCGGGTCGTCGGCATACCCCATCAGAAGGGCGTGCTTCCCGAGCCGTTCGGGAAGTTCCTGCTTCCCCTCTCGGATGATCTTCACTTCATACCCGTTGTCCGAAAATGCGAAGGATTTCTTCACCGTCACTTTCAATGCAGCACCTCCTCAAGAAACAGGGAGGGGCCAAAACCCCTCCCTCGTCTGACCGTCAGTTCACCCCTAGACGCCGTCGTTGACCATCAGGAGCTTGATGGCCTCCGAATCGGCCACGAAGCCGCCGACCCGCTTGGTGACGTAGAAACCGACATAGGGTTTGTTGGTGAACGGGTCCCTGAGAACTCTCGTCCCCATCCGGTCGACGATGACGTAGCCCTTCTTGAAGTTCCCGAAGGCTACCGCCAGCGCCCCACTGGCCACCGCAGGCATGCCGGGGTCCGTCCAGAGCGGGTAGCCGTTGAGCGTCGAGGGCTGACCGGCCTGCAGGGAAGGCTGCCAGAGATAATGGTCGTCGTTGTCCTTGATCTTCCGCAGGACCCTGACGGTGGAACGTTTCGTCAGGAAGACCGCGCCCCCCAGGTGTCCTTCCTTGAGGTCATATTCCAGGTCGATGATGTCGTCGAATCCGATTTCTCCGACGGCGGCCGATTCACGGTACTGCAGCGTGCCGAAATCCCTGGTGCCGTCCTCGGTCGTCGCCGTGGGATAGGCCAGAAACCCTTTCGGCTTCTTCGTGCCGTTCCCGGAGACGAAGGACGCCCCCTCCTGCTGCGCGAATTCCGTCGCCAGCTCGTTCGTCAGCCAGCTCTCGACATTGAAAAAGGCGTCGTCGAGCATGGTCTGCGTCGCCTGGGGAAAGGCGTAGAGCTCGCCCATGAAAGGCGTGAGCTGCGCGAGCTGGGGCGTATTGGTTTCGGGTCGCGCGTCCGTCTCCCCGACCCAGCCAGATCCGGCGCCGTGAAGATTGACCAGTTTCTTGTACTCGGCACTCCCCACGGTGATGACCGTCGCGAGACGCCGCATGACGTAACCCTCCTGGAGCAGCGAGATGATCTGCCTGTCCAGTTCTTCGGGCACGGCATAGCCGCCGTCGGCGTCGCTGCCCGTGGAAAGGGCCGCCTGGACCTCGAGGTCCTTCAGTCCGGCTTCGACGCCCTTTCGCATGAACTGCCCGAAGGCCTTGCGGTGTTCCCGAGCCGCCTTTTCGAGGGCCGTTATGGCTCCGGCGCCGTCGGGCCGGTTCGCGATGGCTTCGACCCGCTCGATCTGGGCCCGTACTTCCTCGAGTTTGTCGAGTTCGTTGTTGATCCTCTCGATCTTCTCCGTGAGTTCCGCGACGCCCGTCGCACCCTTTTCGAGCGTCTTGATCCGTTCCTCGTTGGCCTCCTTGAAGGCATGAAACGCCTTTCCCTGTTCCTCGATCAGGGCCTTGATTTTCTCCCAGTCCATGTGCCGTCACTCCTTCCAGATCCTGATGTTGTTCGCAAGCAGTTCCTCCACCGCACTCGCCTCGGGGTCCCCCCGACGCAAAGAACGGAATCCGCGGCCGGTGATGGCGGCCGCCTGGGTTTTAGAAAATCCTGCATCCCGCAGGAATCCTTCGAACTCACGCTCCGTCATTTCCCCGGCCGGAAGTTGTCGCTTCAACGCAGCCGGAGCGTTCACGAATCCGTACACCTCCGGGTCCCACAGGGCGCCGACATCGCCCTCGCTCTCGACGACGTCGACAAACCCGGCCGTTTGGGCCTCCTGGGCGTCGAACCAGGTTTCCTCGTCGAGCCATTCCTGGATCATCGCCCGGCTTTTTCCGGTCTTTCTCTCGTAGGCCGTCACCATGTTCTTGCCGATCTTGTCCAGCAGGTCCGCCGCCTTGCGGAGATCTCTGGAATCCCCCATGAGGACCACCCAGGGATTGTGGATCATGAAGAAGGCGTTTTCCGCCATGTGGACCTCATCGCCCGCCATGGCGATCTCAGACGCCATGGAAGCCGCGAGTCCGTCGATGTGGACGATGATTTTCGCGGGATGGTCCCTGAGTGCGTTGTACATGGCGTTTCCGTCGAAGGCATCGCCGCCAGGTGAGTTGATCCTGAGTCGGATCGTCGAAACGTCGAGAGCCTTCAGGTCCCGAACGAACCCTTCGGCGCTCACTCCCCAGACAGAGATTTCGTCGTAGAGGTAGATCTCCGCTTCTTCGGAGCTCTTGCTCTCGATCCGGTACCACAATTTCCCGCCGGCTCCGGCCTCCTCACGAAGGGCGAGTCGGCCGAGGTGGCGCCTGAGTGCGTCCGCCCGTTTCCCTTTGCCCAGCATCTTCCGGGTCCTCCCCATCCCGCCGCATGTTCATCGGCGTCAGATATACGTCCCCGCCATCGCGAGGGTTCATTTCCTCCAGGGCCCGCCACTCATTGGCGTTGATGATTCCCCATTCGCGCTGGATCTTGAGCGCTTCAGCCCGGCTTTTCGCATCGCCCCGGAGCAGCCCGTCGACGTTGAACTTGACGTAAAGGCCGTCCCGCTTTTCCTGCTCGGTCAGCAGGTCCCGCCAGAAGACCTGTTCGAAACGAACCAGCCACGGCGTGAGACTGTAGCTGACGAAGCTTTGAGACTGGTGTTCGATGTTGCTGAATGTGGCTTTCTCCAGGTCATTGATCAGGTGCGCCGGCACCCTGAAGATGCCCGCGATCTCGGACCGCTGAAATTTGCGCGTCTCCAGATATTGGGCGTCTTCGTTCGTCATGCCCATCTTTTCCCACTTGGTTCCTTCCTCGAGAATAGCCGTGCGGTGGACGTTCCGCCCGGAGAAGGCCTCCTGCCACTCTTCCTTGAGACGCTTGAAGGCCTCGTCCGACAGGGTCTTGGGCGTCGTCAGGACGCCGCCCGGCCGGGCGCCGTTCTTGAATACCCGGGCGCCGTGCTTTTCGGCGGCGATGGAAAGACCGATGGATTCGCGCATGTAGGAGATCGGCGACAGCCCCGTCACGCCGTCCATGGAGAGGCCCCGGACATGCAGGATGTTTCCCTCGGGAACTTCCCGGGGCCCCTTGCCGGGGAACCGGATGGTGTAGCGGAGCCGCCAGCGTTCATCCTGTTCCGTCGACACGTAGGCCGGATGGACCGGCAGGAGTTCGACGATCTTCTGTCTTTCCGGCGGACCGGTCATGTTCTTGAGGGCATAGAAATTCCCCCTCAGCAGCAGCGCCGCCATGGCATATTCCCGGAACTCGAAGCTCGTTTGCCACAGATTGGGCTGGTAATGCAGCAACCGGTACAGGGGATGGTCCACCAGGCGATCTTTCCCGCCGTCCTCGCGAGAGCGGTACAGCATGAGCGGCAGCTGGGCGACGGATTCCGCCAGGACCCTCACGCAGGCATAGACGGCCGCACACCGCATGGCCCGCTCGTCGCTCACGTATTCCCCGCTTTCGGTCTCTCCACCACCGAACGTTTCCCGAATCACGTCCTCAAGAGTCCTGGGATCCCGTGCGATCCTCAGGTTCCCCAGGAAGGCCCGTTTCACCGCGTGCCAGATCCCCATCGCCCCACCTCCTTCACGCAGGCACGAAACCGCCCGCCAAAAGCGGGCTGGCCGTTTCTTTTAAAGTGTTCTCAGGCCGCGTTGCTCATAGACGCTCGGTTCCTGCTCCCGCGCCTGGGCCATGCAATGCACGGCGATGATGGCGGCAACGGCGCCGTCGATGCGTTCCGAGCTCTTTTTCTTCTCGGGCTTGATATTCTCCGCCGGATCTTCGGCCAAAACGACGTTCGAAACGCACCACTGCAGGACCGGGTTCCCGTCGTGCCGGAGTTTTCCCGAAAGGACGAGGCGCTCGAGCTCCTTCGTGGCCGGCGACATGGTCTTGAACCCCTGCCGGACTTCCATCACGGGGACCCCGTCGGACTCCAGATCGATGGCCCACTTGGTCGCGTTCCAGGGGTCGTACCCCACGACCTGAAGCAGCGGGAACCTCTCCTTGAGGACGTCCCGGATCTTCTTCCGGATCCAGTCGTGATCGATGACGTTCCCGTCCGTTGCCTCGATCCACCCCTGCTGGGCCCAGAGGTCGTATGGCACCCGGTCGTTCCTGGCCCTCTTCGCGATGTTTTCGCCCGGCACCCAGGCCCACAGCAAAAGATGCACCAGGCCCTCCTCGTCAGGCTCGAAAATGACGGCACAGGCCGAAAGGTCCGTCGTCGACGACAGGTCCACCCCGGCCCAGCAGCGCAGCTGCGCAAGTTTTTCGAGATCGACGTCCCCGGCGCAGGCCTTCCATTTGGCCGGCTCGATCCAGTCTTCCGCGGCCGATGTCCACATGTTGAGCCGATACCTCTTGAAGGCCGCCTGTTTCCGCGGCGATTCCTGGGCCTCGATGCAGGACTGGCGAAAGCCGTCAACGCTGATGGTCTCTCCCAAAGAGGGGTTCGCCTTCGCCCACACGGCCGGGTCGGTCCAGTCGTCCGCTTCATGAGCCGCCCGGATATAGGCGAAAAATGATTCGTCCTCGATGCTGCCCTCGAGGATCTTCTTCGCGTATTCATGCTGTTCCCAGCAGATGGTGTTCCGGTCGTAGCCGGCCGTCGTGATCGAGACCAAAAGAGGCTGACGACGCGCCTCGCCTCCATACCGGAGCGTGTCCCAGAGGTCGCGCGACCTCTGGGCGTGGAGCTCGTCGAAAATGAGGCCGTGGATGTTGTAGCCCTCCTTGGTGTAGGCGTCGGCGGAAAGGGCCCGGTAAAAGGACCTGGTTTTCGGGAAGACGATGGTCTTGCGCGAGCTGATGATCTTGAGGCGTTTCCTCAGCGCCGGCGACGCCAGCGCCATGTTTTCCGCCTCTCCGTAGACGATGGATGCCTGGTCCCTGTCAGCTGCAGCGGAATAGACTTCAGCGCCCGGTTCGTCGTCTTTCGTGAGCAGGTACAGCCCCAGGCCGGCACAAAGGGTAGACTTCCCGTTTTTCTTCGGGATCTCGATATAGGCCATGCGATAACGCCTGAACCCGTTCCGTCGCTTCCAGCCGAAAAGCGGCATCAGGAGTTCGTCCCGTTGCCAGGCCAGCGGGACGAAAGGCTGTCCCGCCCATTGCCCTTTCGAATGCCTGATGAACCGTTCGAAGAACGCACAGACTCGCTCGCCCGCCTCGGCATCAAAAAAGCAGCCCCGAAGGACCGCCTTTTCGTCGGCTTCGCTTTTGATCCACCGCGCCCAGCCTTCGTCCTTCGCGGCCTTGAGGAGCTCCTTCAGCCGACCGCGAGCCGGCGCCTTCCGCTTCCTGCTAGAGGGCATCGAAGCCGTCGTCCTTTTCGGGTGGCGGCAGGTTGATCCGGCCCCTGGAACTCGGCGTGAAGCCGAACTGCGAGCACGCTTCCATGACCAGCTTCGACGCGTTCCTGGCGATGGTCACCTCCGGCCGGGGCTGGATGTATTCGGCTCCGCCCTTGGTTTCACCGTAAAAGACCATTCCCTTTTCCCGCAGCGTCCGGACGGCCTCCCTCCAGATGGCGTAGTTTTCGCACAACTGCTCCATGGCGGTCTGGTCGACGCGCTGCAGAAGCCCGGGAATCTCCTCGAGCTGCGGGACCAGGTGCTTCCAGAGTTTCTTGGCCTCTTTCGAAAGCCAGGCAGGCGGCCTGTGAGGAAGGCCCCCGCGGAACCTGGGTTCGTTGTCGTTGATCGGCCGCTTACCCGGGTTGCCTTCGAGCTTTTTCACTGCCGTCGGTTTGGGTTTGCGTCCTGGAATACCCACCATCCTCACCTCGTATACACGTGTTGCGTTATATGAACGCGCGCGAACCCCCTCATGGCATTTCGCGGTCACGCGCCCGATCGCAGACGGGCGGTCTTCAGGGCGCCAGG